AGGGCGAACCAGTAACACTCCTTGTTCTCCCCTTCCAATGCGATAAAGTTTGCGGTTTTCCTCAACTGTAAAATCAATGTTTTTGTAATCGAGTCCATAATCAAATTCTTTCATAACCAGTTAGATCTATCACATCCCCATCTCTTAACCTCCATTGAGTGAAAACGGGTCTGCATATATTGTATCACAGATTTGTAATCTGTGCTTGAATTACATGAGAATAAATCACATCTAGCAATACCATCCTCTGGCCAAGTGTGTATACTTATGTGACTTTCTGCAAGTAGTGCGTAACCAGTAACACCATAAGGTTCAAACTTATGAGTATCAACCTTTAGCACTTCCAACTCACCAATCTTTGCTGCTTCTATCAACGTCTCTTTAACATATTCTTCATCATCTAATGAAGAAGTTACTAAACATTGTTTTAAATCAAATAATACGTGTTTCATAACTTATATCCAATCTGGTTTTTTGGATGGGTCACGAAGATAATTAGATGCAGCCCAAGGTTTGGACGATATATAACGCTTGTAAGCAGTAAGAGTGTCAATGCTTGTGTCAAATTTAAATACATCTGGACCTGCAAATGCAAATGGTGTTGCTTCTTTGTGACATAATAATGTCCTCCCTGTTCTATCTTCAAATACTTGTTCTGCTGCATTCATTGCAGTTTGACAAGAGTGTATCTTCCCATATCTATGAGTATACTCTTGAAGTAATCCAAAACCGTGTTGAATTAACCAAGCAGTATTTGCAATGCTCTGTGCTGCCCACACAGTGCAAGGATGTCCACGGAAAGCACCTTTCTGGGTATTGTAAGGTGTTCCATCTTTCTTGGGGAGCAAATCATCACCCCAATTAAAATACCACTTGGAGTAGACTACCGCCAGCATCTGGCAAGTCTCAAGTGGCATCTTAACTATATGTTTGTCGGGTAAGACTTCTGCTGACACAACTGGGTCAGGATCGGTCACAAAAATGTTCATAATAAAAATATCTTACTTTTATTATAACATAGTTTTATGTTTTCGCAATATCTTTTTCAAAATAATCTGCACAAGAACAAACGAGATTACGATCCCCATATACATTATCAATTCTACTTACTGCAGGCCAGAATTTTTTCTTTGGTTGATTTGGAAAACATGCTTCTTCTCTTGTGTATGCGTGTGTCCATTGACCACAAACTTCTGCTTCAGTGTGTGGAGAGTTTTTAACTATATCAGGAACAGTAAATATTTCTATTCTTATTTTTTCCATTGCTTTTACAAATCTTTCCAACTCATCTAATGATTCACTTTCAGTTGGTTCTACCATCATAGTGTTTGTAACTGGCCAAGATAATGTAGGAGCATGAAAACCATAATCCATTAATCTTTTCGCAACATCTTCTGCTGATACAGGTAAATTACGACAATCAAATATACATTCGTGTGCAACTCTACCATTTTTTGCTTTATATAAAACTTTAAAAGCAGAATCAATTTTATGTGCTAACCAGTTTGCAGATAATAAAGATACTTCGCTTGCTTTTCTTAGTCCATCACCACCCATCATACGAATATACATCCAACTAATTGGTAATATAGATGCACTACCTTGTGGTGCTGCTGATACTCTTTGATTCATAAAAGGAACAAGATGTTTTGCCACACCAATTGGTCCAACACCAGGACCTCCACCACCATGTGGAATGCAGAATGTTTTATGTAAATTCATATGACATACATCTGCACCATAATTACCAGGTTTGCATAATCCAACTTGTGCATTTAGATTTGCACCATCAAGATAAACCTGACCACCATTTTCATGAATGATTCTACAAATTTCTTTTATCTTTGTTTCAAAAACTCCGTGAGTTGATGGATACGTAATCAT